ACAAAAGATAATATAAACAAGAAGTTAAAGATTGCAACAGACAAAGGTGTGATATATAATCTTGATGAGAGGAAAGACGAAGCGTTTGGTAATGAGTTTAATTACTTAAGTTACGATGTATAAAGTCGAGCATCAGACTGCCAAAGAGTCTGAGGATAGACGCAAACAAACAGCTGGAGCTCTCAAAGAGATTAGTACCAGATGACGCAAAGTCTGTTACTTGCAACGGTGTTGTGGTCAGCCGTAATAAAAGAAATGACCTATCAATAAGACTAAAAGGATAACACAATGGATAAACAACAAGCGTGGGAAAAGATTAAAAGTCTTTGCCCAGACATAGAACCAAACGATAAACTTGCGTGGCAGTTAAAACAAAACAAGCAATGGATATTAAGCAACCAAGCTTGCCAAAGAATTGCTGCTTACAATAAAATTATCGTAACATATAGTGAGCCTAAAGAAATACTAGGCAATATATATCTTAAAGCAACTGCAAAGAATACTGTAACAGGATTACAAATTGAATCCTTTGGTGAGACTAGCAGTAAGAATACACACAACGCATACCCTTTAGCTATGGCAGAGAAGAGAGCGCATGATAGAGTCGTTCTTAAATGTGTTGATGTATACTCTACATTCTATAGTGACGTAGAGTCAGACGATTTTAAAAACAACAATGATAACAGGAGCATAAAATGAGTTACTCAGGTACACTTGCAACAACAGAACTAATAGGAAATCTAGGGAATGATCCAGAGATTAAAGAAACAAACAACGGTAAGAAGTATGCCGTACTTTCTATAGCAACAAAGATTAAGACTGGTGCTAATGATGAAGAAACATTATGGCATAGAGTAGTAGTCTGGAATGAAAGCACAATAGATAAATATATAATTCCATATATAAAGAAAGGTGCTAAGCTATACATTAAAGGAGATCTTAAGTACTATAAGATGGACACAGATGATGGTAAAACAATTAAGATGTATAGTGTTGAGCTGTCATTTGGTGGAGAGATTATGATTCTTGACAAAAAATCTGACGCAAACACAGACACGTCTGCATCAGCACCAGCTATAGAATCAAAGAAACATGATAGTGATATACCGTTCTAAGGACTGATAACACTCCATTAAACTTATAAGGTTATCAGTCTATCATTGTGTCTTAGAAGTTATTAACCAGAGATTTCGTAACGGCGATCTCTGGTTATTTTTTTAGTGCGTACCAAAAAAAAATATAAATGTTATAAAGGAAACCTTATGTTCAAAAACAAATCACTTAACAAAATTATCAATAAAGTATTAGAAGATAACAATACTTCATGGGATGAAATCAAAAGCTCAAGACGTACCGAAGGTATAGTCAACGCTAGATTTATATCCTATTACTTATCAAGAAAATTTACTAACCTATCTTACACACAGATAGGACACAAGTTTAACAAAGATCATTCAACTATAATGCATGGTTGTAAGAAAGCAGAAGCGTTAGATAAAAATATTCTTACTTCTTATGTGGATCTTTACCATACTTATCTTGAAGATACAAAAGAAAGTCGTGACCTTCTTGAGGATTCTCAAAGAAATTCTGTTTTGACTCTGATGAAGAGTATGGATCAATCACTTGCAGTATTGATTGACCATGTTTCTGCTGAGAAAACCCTTTCTCAACAGCATACTGATCGTAATCTTTATATCCTTTTAACCGAACTAACGAAGCAACTTTCCCATTTCGTTGTTCTATTTTCTGGATTGCCCAGTTATGACGATGACCAGCAATATACAGATCAGCATCACTATTCCAAAGAGAAGCTTTCATCTGAGCATGAAGAGGATTATACTGAGAGTGACCTGGAAAATCGTGACGAGAATCTACACTAAGACTATACCCATTAGGAAAATTTAATTTAAACTTTACTTGCCAATCATTAGTAATGCTTTTTGGTTGTGACATCCATGTCATTGCATCTTTATGAAACGGTGTCCAACAGTCATGATTACCTCTGATTAGTATAAGAGGATCCATATTGTTTATAAGCCAATGTATAAGAGCGTAGGTCTGTGCCGTTGTAGTCTCTTGCTCAGGGCTACATTTCAAACTGAGACGCCCTATCCAATTATTATGAACGTCACCTATAGACGCACCTTTAATAGCTGAGTTAGATTGTATAAGTTTTATATCTTCTCTTAGTCTAGTCCAGTTACAATAGTTATCATCTATGTGTGGATCTCCCATCCATAGTATACCTATAGGCCCATCAATATTTACTTTAATATCAATCCAATCTTGAGCGTCTTTTGCTTTAGCTCTTCTTTCGTATCTATCTGTTACAGTCTGTACTAATTCTTCTATGTCCATCTCTTCATTAGGAAGATCTGGTATTTCAAAATCAGGTTGTAAGTTTTTAGCCTTATGTAATCTTTGCATATAGGTTGCGTATTTTAATCCTAAAGATTCAGCAGCTTCGTATCTGTTGTTGAAACTTTCATCAGCAGTAAGAACTTCTAACAATTCTTCTTCTGGTACAGGTGGCATAGGCATTAGTTTTTACCACACTTACATTTGTTTAATCGTCTCATCTCTTGTATTGAATCTATACATCCTACAATGAAATGCATATACGCATCAATAGTCATAGGTTTCCAAACAGTTTTATTATTAACACATATCCTTAACTTGTCTGCATAGGGTATAACATAAACTTGTTGTTCACCTTCTATTACATCTTCTAAAAAAGTTTCTTGCTTAATCATATTAGCTCCTATTGTTTTTCTAGCTCTGTTTTAATTGTAGCTACTTCATCTTTTAACATATCAATCATCATGTCTTGACGTGCATCATCTGGTAAAGAACCCATCTCTCCTCTGGGCCATTTAATTCTAAACTCAGAGTTAAGAATAATATCTTTGTCTTGTAGTTCTAACTCATGCTCTAAAAAATTTAATCGTTCTGTTACACCAAAGTAACCATAAACAAGTATCATTGCACCACCAACTAAACTTACTAAGTTTCTTAATGGTATAGATATTACACTTGAGTCTGATACCTTCACGATTTTCTCCTCATCATAGCACGTTGACCAAACCAGAAAGAAATTATACTAGCCATAATACCGGCATCGTATTCTGTGTAGATCAAATCAATACTCTTGTGTAACTCTATACCATTTTGGTATGATTGCACAATAGCAACAGTCTTTGCACCTAAGTAACAAAATAAAAATAAATATGTAATGACTGGTCTACAGGTACTAGCAAAAGTTGTAACCCATTTAGCAGAGTGAGTAGCTAGTGTTGAATCATGCTTGTATAATCCTTCAGCTTCTTTTCCATCAGCTTCAGCATGAGCAACAGACACTTTATATTTAGCTTGAGCTTCTAATAATGCCAGTTGTTGTTTGTGTTCTTGTTTCTTTTCAAAAAATCCTAGCACACTTGGTAGAGTACTGGATGTAAAGCCCAAAACTGAGCCGAGTAATGCGATCATCAGAAAAAATTCTCCTATAAATAAGCACCAGTACAGTTAAAATTTTGTTTGAATAGTAGAAGATACAGAATTAAAACATTAACTGTATGAGCTTCTGTGTTTGTTTAAATACTACTAATCTATTTTGTCTGTAGTTTCTATCTTAATTGATATGTTTTTCCCTGTTGGTACATTTGTGCTCACATTTATGTGTGATGATGCACAACCAACAAAGGTAAACGTACAAATAAATACTACTGCTAATGATTTTTTCATTAGTTACCTCCAAAATATGTGGATAAAAAATTTGTTAGACCAGCTGATAAACCACCAGCTGCAAAAATTATTCCAAAGAGTAGTCCTCTACCTCTTGCAACCTGTGCTTCCATTACTAAAAGTCTGTCATTAAGATCTTCCACCTGGTCCGACAATCTATTTACTGCTTCAAGAAGTTTGCCCTGTTCTAATGGAGTAAGACCAGACATTATTCGTAATCTACCCAGTCATTATTTAATACCCACCCAGTATCAGGTGTGTATTTATATTTACAACCTTTCCAATCAGAAGGTAAGTCTGTAACATTTTCATAGTAATTATAATCAGATCTTTTTAATTCCATTAACTCTAATATAATTTCATTATCTAAATTTTTTATTACTACTTTATCTTCTTGAAAATCTAACTGCTCTTCATCAAGAAAAATAAAAGTACATACATCTTTGTGAACTGTATTAATAATAACTTCTTCAGTTTGATTGTTACCTTCAGTATCAATGTAATTATTAACTAGAGTTTCTTCAATATCTTCTTTAGTTTTTGTTAATACTTTAGTCATTTACATTCTCCATATCTATTACAACATACTCATCATTCTCAACAAAACCATCTGTTTCATTATAATAGTATTTGCATGGCATAAACTCTTCTGGAATATCCTCATCATTAACAATAAAAATTTCTGTGTTGTTTATGTTTAAATCAGATATTTTAAATGTACTATTAACTGTAATATTATTTTCGTTTTGAATAATAATATCAGTGTCATAAAATTTTTCTAAAACTAATCCAGTTATATCTTTATCATAATCGTTTTCTTCACCCCATATTACATCTGGATTATCAGGATGTGGTTCTCTTGGAACGGTTACTTTTTCTATAACATTTTTATATGTAATTATTTTCATAATATATCCTATGTTAATTGTAATTCTGTTGCAGACAGTGTAACACCAATTTGTTTTTGACCAGATCCTACGCTGTTTACAGATAATATGTTGCCTGTAGTTGATTCTATTACTGCTAATTTAGCTGGTGTTAAACCACTTAAATCACTAGCAGTACTACCAGCTACCTTAACTAAAGCTGTGTTGTTTGCTATAGCTGACTCAGTTGTAATACCAACAAAATTTGTAAAAGCATTTTGTGCTTCTGGCCCAATAAAGAATGATGTTGGTTTACCATTACCAGCATTATAAGGTTGATTTGCACCAGTATTAAAAACTATAAATGTATTTGGTTCTCCAGATTTTCTAAGAGTAAGAAGTCCAGAACTAGATACACTGTTGGCTACTATTTTATTTGCTTCTACAAATGTACCAGTTACTTGTGGACTATTAGTATTATTGTTTGTAGTTGAAGTAGTATCTGTTACATAATGATAGTAAATACCATGATCTGAGCCATCGTTGTTACCAATTAATAATATAGTTTTATCGCTATCAAAATCATTTAATGCTCTTATAACTTGACCTTGACCAAAACTAACATTACCTCCGGTGTATAATGACAATGATTCACTATCAGTACATTGGTCTGAGCTACCTTGTTTCATATTAAATGTAAAATATCTCATAGTTCCAGATTGGTCTGGTCTATATATAACTGCCATGCCCTGTCTACCACTAGCTGTATTGTTTGGATGTAAACTTAAAGCCATAGTTGCACCACCCATATTTCGGTGACCACTATTATTATTTGCGGATTGAAAAGAAGTAGCGTCATAACCAGTTGAACTACTAGAGCCATAAAATTTTGTAAGACCATGATAGTTTGTGTAACCATACTCTAAATGAGCTAAATAAAATTCCATTTCTGTTGGATGTTTAACAAGTTGAAAATATCCTTTGTGTGGAAAACCATAAGTAGCACCAGATCTTAATGAACTTTCAGTTCTATTTAAATTGTCTGTAGCTTTATCAGTAGCACTACCATGATTAAAACTTCCATAAGATGTATAACTACTTTCATACCACTGTCCAGAACCACTTCCTATTAATATCCATTGTCCATATTTATTAATACTATTATGAGTTATTGATCTCTCTTCCCATTGAACATCAATACCATGTCTATTGCCTGACACATTTCTAAAGTATGTACCGCTCATAGTTACAGAGCTACCGTTAGCTGAAAATGTTGAGCCATTAAATGTATAACATTGATACTTATAAGTACTATTTGTAGTAGTAACAACAAGCAACCAGTGATTAGTACCATCAGGATGTTTACCTTCTGCTATAGAGAATGCACCAGTGCTACTTGAAAATAATGTATTGTAGCTACCCCATGTTATTGCTGCTCCAGATTTAGTACCTACTTTATAATTAACTTTTGATGTTCCATTTGATGGATAAAACACAATGTATTTGTCAAATTCAGAACTATAATGAATTTCAGAACCTCCAACTCCATCATGTATTTTATCCTCATTACTGTTATCGTATTGTAAAGATGTATCAGTTGATACATTTATATCAGATGTAATAAAATTTCTAGCTTTAGCAATTTTACCATCATTTGTAATACCAACAGCATCACCAGCTGTAATACTTTCGTATGCTGTAAATTGTTTTACACCAGTAGGACCAGGTTTTCTCCATAAACTTGTTGCGCTTACAGCTGTTCCTAATGACACTTCACCAGATGTACTAACTACTCCAGCGTTATTACTAAAGTAAGAAGAGCCAATGTTAAGTCCAGTTAAAGAATTATTAACTCCACCTTCAATAGTAACAGTAACAGGATTACCGTTAGTTGCAGTACTATCAGCCAAACCTAAAAATAAAGCACCAGTTAAGTTAGATGTTGTTTGTGTTGCACCTATAATTGCTCTTTTATATCCACTTGTTCCAGCTCTATACACAGTAATATCATTACCACCAGTAGTAATAAATGATCTAATTCCTGTGTTACTATTATAAGCACCAGCACTTGGTGTAATCATTTCTCTTATATTAGTTGATCTTGTTTCTGGATTACCAATTCCATGTGTAACTTCTATCATTTTAAATTTACTAGAATCTGAGTAATCAATCATACCAAGATATTGTTTTTTTGTTGTGTCATCGTAGTACATATCACTACCTTGGAATTCATATTTATTGGAATAAGAACCAGATGTGTCCATAAACTGTGCAAGATTTGTAGTTAAAGTTTCTGGTAGCCACCAAGAACCATTAGTAGCAGATTGCATTTTAACACCAATCATATTAATACCAGTGTCATCACTAGCAGTAGTGTTTCTTCCTACATATGCTACATCTATTCTGCCTTTGTCTTTATTGTATGACATTCCAAGAACATATACTACGCCACCGCTTGGAGGTCTAAAGTCATATGTTTCACTATAAGATGAGTTAGCTTCTTGAGTAGTATCATATTGAAAACCATATGTGTCATAACCAGCTTCACGCTTTAACCAAGAAAAAATTAAAGTACCATCAGTAGTTGAAACATTACTGCTACTACCTCTATATGTAGGTTTATTTTTACCAGAAAAACACATAAGAACAAGACCACTTCCATAATCATATTCTAATCTTGGTATAGCGTCATGAAATCCACCATTTTGTTGTTCGTAACCATAAGGACTTCTAGCAAATGAAAGACCTTGACTATGTCCTGTAGGATAGGCCCATGCGTTATGCCAATACCACTGACTACTTCCATAACCTGATCTAAACATAAACAATAATCTATTGTTATTGTCATCCCATGTAGCGGCAATACCAGCGTGACCATGGTTTTGACCACCACCAGCTATTTGATAAAAACCACCTACACTGTTGCGAATAGATTTTCCATCAGAATCTAAAACTGAAAACCATCCAGCTCCATACCTAGTATAACTAGAGTTTGTTCTTGTTATATAAGCATATGTTTGGTAAGCAGAATAGTTATTACCATCCATTCCATCACCATTGCTAGTGCTACTATTCATTCCATTGTTTGGCATATACACTAAATGACTGTCACCATTGTCATAACAATAATCTGTTGTTCCACTATTTAAAACTTTAGCTGTACCCCAGTCTATAGTTCTAGCAGAGTCATCAACTTTACCAGCTCTAACTTCCACATAACCTGACGCATTTCTATATAAAACAACAATACTATTTAACACTTCATTATAATGCCAACCTTTAATATTAGAGTTAGTAGTATCAATATCGTATTGATTGTTGTTATAACTTACAGTTGAAACGATTGATTCAGCAGAACCAGTTGATGTTAGAATACAAGGATCACCAGCAGTAACAGTACCAGAAGCGTTTATAGTTACAGAACCACCTGATGGTGGTAAATTTTTTAAAGCAGAACCATCTAATGATGTTGGAACATTAGCATAATTACCCATATAACCATGAGCAGAACACTGATAATAAAGTATAGGAGGTGTATCTTCATTTACTTCTATTTGTGTGTATGCTCCAGAAGAACCTGGAGTACCAGATGTAGTTACATTTGTTGTATATGCTATAGTTTTTGCAGCATCTTTATAAAATAATAATGGGTGACCAGAGTTACTTGAGTCAGATTGGTCAAATTTATACACATATCCTGATGAAGATGTAACACCATCAGCACCTCCAAATGTTAAAGCTGGAGATTCAGCACCATCTATAAAATAACCACTACTACTACCATCACCATTATAAGGATGACCAGATGTTTTACTTGCTACAGTTACAACAAATGTTACAGGAGCAGAAGACGAGCCATAATCTGTTGATATAGATTTAGCTGATATTAGTGTAGCATTTGTTATTGATTTATCATTAGCGTCAAGGTTGCCACCAAGCTGTGGGGTTGTATCTTCTACAACATTAGCCATTGGACCAGCTGGTCCTGTGTTACCAGTGTTGCCTTGAATACCTTGTATGCCTTGGTTACCTTGTGGTCCAGTATTACCAGTTGTACCTTGTGGTCCTTGAGGTCCAGTAGCTCCAGTTGCACCTCTTAAATTAGGAGTAGTTATAGTTTCAGTTGTTCCATCTGACATAGTATGAACAACATTATATGTATAGTTTCCGTTATCAGATGAAGCAATACTACTTATAGATGTTCCTGTAGAACCTTGTGGTCCAGTATTACCAGTAGGTCCAGTATTTCCTGTGTTACCAGTTGTTCCTTGTGGACCAGTAGCACCTTGTGGTCCAGTAGGTCCTGTGTTACCAGTTGCACCAGTATCACCTTTTAAATTTTGAGATGTAAAAGTATGTGTACTATTATCAGAAAAAGTAAAGTTAAGCGTAATTGTATTGTTAGCATTATTTACAGCAGAAAAATTTGTTACAGTTAGTCCAGATGTACCAGCTGGTCCTGTTGGTCCTGTTGGCCCAGCTGGACCTTGAGCGCCAACACTACCAGTAGATCCACCAGCGCCAGAAGGACCAGTTGCTCCAGTTGGACCAGATAAATCAGGAGTTGTAATAGTATATGTAGCACCACCAACGGCAGTAAAGATAATATCTATTGTACCATTACCATTATCTGTTTTAGTTACACCAGTAAATCCAGTAGTTACACCACTACCATCTAGGTCAGCAGTTCCAATAGAACCATCTGTTACCATTCTACCGTGTACTGTAGTAATAGCCATTAGTCATCTCCTTTAGGGTGTAAATCTTTTATTTGTTTTATAGTTTCTTTCCACTTATCTATATCGTGATATATCATATCTAATTGTTCTGGTATGCTTGGGTAATTTAATTTTCTTTCAGCTTTATATCCTAAATTTTCTTTTCTTATTCTTTGCTCTAGCACACCAGCGTTGTTTCTTGCTATATATATTTCATAACCTGGACTTACTAAACCAATAAAAGGCATTATAATTTCATAACTACTATCTATTTTATTTGGACCTATTTGTGATCCATACTCATTATCGCCTAATACTTGTATATAGTAACCATCAACAGAATTATCTAAATTAAATTGTTGATTTTCTTTTTGTATTTGTGCTTGCTCTTGTTCTATTTCGTACTTTTCTTGTACTAATTTTTGTTGAGCTTCTAAAATATTTTGTCTTTCTTCTATTTGTTGTGCTGTATATTTAGGCATTATCTTAATCCCATGGCAAGTATATTGCCTTTAGTTAAATTACAAGAAGTACCATCATGTTTTGCATATAGTTTAAATCTAATCCCAGTTGTTACTTTTCCTGAAGCAGATATTTGTGCTGGTACTCTAGCGTTAAGATGTAACGTAGATACATACCAATCTTCATACACATCATGCAATACATACTCAGTACCTTCTGTGCTTCCTGTTAAGGTACAAGCAGTTAATTTTCCATGCACACCGTCAGATGTGCTACTAAAATATAAACTAGCCATAGCCATAGCAGCATGACCTTCAGATGTAGATCCTGTATTATCTGGCGCTGGTAAATCAGCAGTAACTTTTAATACATAAGAAGATGTTAAAGATGAAGATGAAGATGTTTCTGCAAAATCTTGTTTATTAACATCACCTCTAATTTTATTAGCTTGTAAAGAATCAATAACAGCATCACGAATATTAGTAACACCGTTATTTACCTCAAAAGCTATAGTAGGAGTATGACTTAAATTAGTTCTATCTGCTATCCAAAATCTATCAGCGTTAACACCAAAAGCAGTATGACCACCAGTTAATTCATTAGACGTTGATATTAATCCAAAGCCACTTACATAACCATTAGATGAAATTTTTACACCATATTTTCCGTTTATACCATTAACTGATTCTACTGTTGATGTAATAGTAGTTGTGTTGTTTCCAATAGTAGTTGATAAAGTTCCTACTTGAGCAGCCGCAGTAGCAGCATTACTTTCTGCTGTTGCTGCGGTTGTTGTTACAGCGTTTAACTGTGAAATAGTTGCTAAAACACTTGTTCCAGTACCACCAGTAACAATAGATTCTAAGTTTGAAAGTTGTGTAGCATGCGATGTAGCTTTACCGTCAAGAGTATTAACAGTAGCGTTCAATGAGTTGTGTTGATTTAATGTAGCTAATCTTGCAGTTGATCCATCTGCTTCAAATACTTGTGATTCAAGATTAGTAATTCTATTAAGGTCTAATGTTATACTGCCAGAGCCTTGTACTTGTAATACTTCTAAAGCAGATACTCTTTGACCTAATGATGTAGATGCAGAACCATTGACTGTGTTATCTAAACCAGATGTTAATGTTTCTAATGCTGTAATTTTTGTGCCTTGGTCTGTAATTACATTAACACCACTTTGTGTAATAATGTTTTCCAGAATTAATGTTCTTCCTTCTACAGTAGATATATTTGCTATTTGATTTTGTAAAGAAGTTGATAGTTGTGATGTATCAATTCTTCCTGTAGCTGCTGCAAGGTCTACCATAAGTTTATCAATATCAATATTAGCCTGTGTAACTTCTGATCCACTAGCTACATTAACAATAGTTCCGCTACCAGAAGAAACAGTAGAGCTAAAATCTCTAATTTCTACAGAAGATCCAACAGGGGGAGCTGTTGAAAATGTAATAACATTATCGTTTAATGTGTAATTGTTTACGTTTTGCAGTATACCATCAATAATAACTAGTATAGCAAGTACAGAACTTGGTCTAGCAGTAAGTGTTATTGTTGTTAAACCTGTACTTGTGTAAGTTGTTGATAAAGGTTGCACTCTACCAAATACTAAATCCCAATTACTTCCTGTCCATATACGAGTTTCTGTTTGAGTAGTATTGTAATATATGTCACCTACTTGTAATGCAGAGCCATCAGGTCTGTTTGTTAAGTCAGACGCAAAAGCTCCAAGGTACTCAGTAATAGCAGATGTTTGAGTGGTGACATTACCAGATGCGTCAAAAGCCAAGAGCTTTCCAGCTCTCGAGGAAGCTGTCGGTAGAGTACCAGTACCGCCTTCTTGTATAGGTGCTTTAATCGATTGTTCAATTCTTAATTCTAAGTCCTGTAGGTTTCTGGTAATTCTTGACAGCTCACTATTCAATGTTTCAATGTCAAAGAATCCACCGGTGTTATAGTCTGTTGTCCTAGATATAGCACCGTTTCTAATTATATCAATAGTCACACTTTTTTGTGAGGAAGCAAACTCTACAGTTGTACTGTTAGCAGTACCTACATTATTTAAAGTAAACGCTGTTCCTGTCTGTCCAACAAGACTAGCAACATAAGTAGCTTGAACATCATCAACATATACATTAATATCTGTTGCTACTTCGGTAGCAAAAGGTACTGAAAATACTGTTTGTCCACTACTTGGTGCTGTATACTCTATCCTTGGAGTTGTATCTGATACACTTATAGCCATAATGTCTTACTTTCCTTATTGTTAGTTAATACGCAACGCACTTACTTTAGAGACTCTTTTGCATTTTTCTTTTTTTTCATTCTTTCCCAATAACTGTTAGCATCAGGATCATCAAAAATAGTATCTGCTATTTTATCTACAAGAGCTGGACCTCCAAAATAATTTGATAAACCTAATGGTGGATCAAGAAAAAATAAATTATTAAAGCCTATAGTTCTGTAAAAAAGTTTTAATCTTTCTCTATCAGAAAGTTTTCCACCGCCTAATGTTTGTCCTGTTAAGAATTTAATTATATTTATTGGTGCTACAAATGGTGTTCCAGCTACACTTGCGTATCTGTCAGCATCATCTTCATAAGAAAATTTTTCATCCATGCCAAAAGCTGGTCTAACACCAAAAGTATTTTGACTTAGTGTTTCTACAGTATTGTTAAAATCTACAAGCCAAGAAGAAGCTCCAGAGTATTCAGCAGAAATTAATAATTGTTCGCCTATATCTTTATTAGAAAAAGATTGTGGATTTTTTGCCCATTGTGATAAATAAGCAAGGCCCATTAAAGCTACTATACCTTGTTTTGGGTATCTTGCTTGTTGTTGTATTGTTGTTCCAGCAATTTTTGTGGCTGCTGATATACCAAATGTTCTAAATTGAAACATTAAAGATAGTAAAGGTTGATAATTTCTTGAAGCACTACTGTAATTTGATCTCCAAAGATTAAGGTTTTCATATTCTTCTAATTGTTTTTTAGCTATTAAAGTCTTTGGACTATCAGCTTTACCTTCAGATAAAGATTTTATAAAATCAATATGGCTTGTAGAGTTTTCACTATCAAATTTTACTCCAAGAGATTTTAATTTTGCATTGTTGCTTTTTATATTTCTGGTAATTGCATTTATTTCTTTTTGTGCCTGTATTTTTCTTTTTGCAAAAGTTTTTGTATGAGGTATTCCTTTCCATTGACCTTCTAAAAACCCAGGTCTTGTTGCAATACTTGGAGTCATAACAGCAATATTAACATCATTATGAATTGCAGTTCCAAATCTACTTGCTAAACCTTCATTCTTCCAAGAGTCAGTATCAGCTACATATTTGTAATCTTCTTCAGTCATTTTAGCTTTTGTTTCTTCCCATCCTATTCTTTTATGCTCTTCAAGAACCTTGCTGTTTTTAAAATCTACTCTTTTCCAACTAACACCTCCTGTGTTATTGCCCATATCTAAAATATCTTTGTCTTTAAATCCTAAAGATCTTAATCTCATCCAATCATTAGCAACATCATCAGTAATAGAATTATTAGATTCTTTAAATTTTTTAGCTAATCGAACAGAGTCTTTAATAATACTGTCTATTGAAAGTACTGTTGCAAATTCTTTTTGAGCTGTTGTCCAGTAGTTTAACATATTAGCTTTAAACATCGCATTAGCCATGCTTTCTAAACCATCTTCAAAAGCAGATCTACTTCCTGGTACTATGCCATCAAACTCCATCATCCTAGCATTGGCACTATGCATTACTGTATCAATAGCTGAAGCAAATATTTTAGACTCACGTTTACCTTCTAAAAATATTTTTTCCATTTGAGGATCTTTATTAGGGTTTAAATGTCTTTTAATCATAGTTCCAAAATGATTTTTTACACCATACCTAAGTCCGATCGTTCCTAAATCAGCAATAGAATTTAAAGTAAATTTACCAGCTAACAAAGTAATACCCATGTTTTTTAATACTCTTGATGTTCTTGCTTGCCAAGAATGAGCTTGACTACCACTAACAAAAGTTCCTAGTACTCTGTCTCTTAATGTTTCTACATGGTCTAATATTTCGTACTCTTGTATGTCTAATTTTTCCAATCTTTTTTTTGTTTCTGCTGGTCCTATTTTTTTATTTTCTACTACACCTTTCCTAAAATTAGAAAATTTTTCTTTAATATCATCTAGTTTTTTTGTTAACAATCTGTCGCCGTTGCCAAATTTTGCCATTTCAATATTAGCACCCATTCTTCTAATATAATTTCTTGTTACAGTTTCAACATCTAAATCTAAATAATCAAACTTCCAATCTCCCTTTACGTCTAATTTTCTACTCATTAAATTTTTAATTGTCTTAGATGCAAATCCACTATTTTCGAAATGACCTTCTTCTCTTATCATTCTGTTTACAGTTTCAGTAGCTCTTTTTTTTGCACCAGAAGGCATATCTCTTTTGAATTCTTCTGTTAATTTTTTTATAACAAAATCTTTATTTTGCCTTATTTTTCCTACATTCCAAAACATAGGAAAATAATTTTCTCCACTTTTTGTAGAGCCAAAGCCTTGTTCTTTTAATTTTATTAAAGCATTTTCTATGTCACCTATTTCATCTTTAACTTCTTTAATTCTAGCAGAAGTATCTTCGTTAGCGTATTTAGATTTTTTATAAGTTTGTAAATATTCTAATCTTTCTTGTTGTCTTACTAATTGTTTTTTTAAATTTTGTTCAGTAAATCCTAAACCACTTCTGTCTATTTCTGATTGAAATCTTTTATAAACATCTGATATATTTTTTGCTGTTTTTATAATTTCTGGATGAGCATCTTTATTAGGTTTTATTATTTGTTTAGCAACTTCTCTTTTAAATTCTGACTTAGATATATTTTGTTTTGTACCTATAAGACCACCGCTGTATCTTGATGTTGTATCAAAAAAATCAGCTTTAGAAACTGTTGTGTCTATACCTTGAAAACTTTTACTTAAATCTGGACTACCTTGTGTTGTAGTTTTAATGTTGTTCATTGAAGCCCAACCATTATCTATACTACCTCTAACAGTATACATTTCTCCAAACCAATTTTGTTTATACAATGTGTCTACACTTTGTGGCGTTGCTCTTGTTGCGTTAGAAAATAACATTGTTGACATATCACCAACAAGTTCGTCAGGTAAATCTAAAATAAAATTCATATCATTAGAGTTAACAGACTCGGTAAAAGATTTATCACGTTTCCATAATAAACCTATATCTTTTATCATATCGTATTCACTTTGTTCTAATCCATAAGGTCTTGATAAAATTTTTCTACTTCCTTGGTAAAGAGGTCCTCCATATGGAACAGCTAACTCATCTGATTCTTCAGATAATTTTCTTATAGGTATGCCATCTACATCTACAATATCAATTTTATTATCAATTAGCTCTTTATTATGATCGGCTGTAGTTTTTCTTCCATTTGGTTTTATAATTTTTTCTACAGCTGGATCATCTAAAATTTCTGATTTTATAACTGAGCTTGCAGTTTTAGAATCTAAAGTTCCTTTAAAAATTTTACCTAAAACTGGCCCAATAACACCACCTATAGCTATAGCAGTAGGTATAGTATATGCAAGCTCACTTGTTTCAGCAGTTGGATCTAGCCCTACTCTTGCAAATTCATAAGGAGCAACAGAAGCACCCATTACGCTTCCGTATTTTAAAGATTGTTTTGAAAATTTTGCTAAACTATTTATACTTTGGAATCCCCATTTTTTCATTCCAATAGGAGTCCATGTTAAAGGATCTTGTATTGCATAAGCAGTTATATTTAACAAAGCATGGTAGCCAAAATTTGCGTGTTGCATTATAGCTTTTGATTCTAAATTTTGTCTAATATTATTACCTCTTATTTGCATATCTCCTTGAGACTCAGACATTGAAAGTTCTTGTATATGTTTTTCGTCATCAAGTAGTTCTGGAAATAATGATTTTGCTTGATTCATCCAATCAAAATCTTCTTCTATTGGTTGGTTGTATGCTTTTAATTTAGTCATACCCTCATCCCACAAATGAGTTTCCCAAGTATCTGCTATATTTTCTATAAAAGTAGAGTTTTCATACTGCCATTTACTTCTGTTATATTCTGCATCAGGTTCTAAAAAATCTCCTGACATTAAATATTGAGCATTTTTATTTGAAAGTATTGTCATAATTAAATTCCAGGAATAACAGGATAACCTGTTGCTCCTAGTTCTACTACATTATTAATCCTTGCTTTTTCTTTTAATCTTTTTTTGTCAAATGTATTTAAATCTAATGTAACATCTTGATTGTCAATACGTTCACCTAACGGATTATGAATAAAAATAGTACGACCATCTCTGTCTTTTAATGGAGAAAAAGCACCAGTGTCACCAACAACAACAACTTTAAAAAGTAATTTTTGTTGTCCTGATCCTTTTATTGGTTTGTCATCTTCACCTATTTCTGGAATAATTACTTCTGAGTGTGTTACAAATCTTAAATGTTTACCAAATTCTAAATCTTCTACTCTAAGTGGAGTTCCGCTTGCGTGTGTAAATCCTTCAATTTGATCTGGATCAACAAGTTTTTTTAAAAGATTTAACTCGTTATCTTTGTTTAGTAATATTTCTTGCATAGCACTTATTTCTTTTCTAGTAACAAAACCACTTGTATGAAAATCAGTATAGCCAAACTGCTCTACAGCACCATTTAAAACATCTGCAGCAATTTTTTCTAATGACTTACCAGAGTCAGCACCACCTAATCTAATTCTTAATTTTATTTCTTTGTTGAGATAATTTATAAATGTAGGATTAGTAAAGATTTTTTCTTCAGCACTTTTCATAATTGCCTTTGAGCTAAAATTAGGTTTTTCATTAGCATCAAAAGAAATAGGCATAGGCATCATACCTTCCCCAAACAATAGAGCTTCATCAATATTTCCATCTAATTTTTTTCTTTCAAAAAATGTTCCAGTTTCTATTAAAGATTCTAAAGTATCTGTAATTTCATCTGTTACTACACTAAATATTTTTGCAGTTAATTGATCTCCTCTTAAAACTACCCCTGTATTTTGAGCAAAGTAACTTGTTGATTCTTCTGATGAATTGTATCTTTGATAAAATTCATTAAATGTTTCTTTGTCTTGTAAATTAGAATCTCTGTATGCTTCTCTTAATGCTTTTAGTTCACTGTTCTCATCACTTATTTGTCTGTCATAAGATATTTTATTTCTAATTTCTGCATCATTTAAAGCATCTAAAACAATTTTTGCATCTTCTGGGCCTCTACGCATTAACTCTAAAAGTTTTCCAGCTTGTTCTTTATATATTTTATTTCTTGTATTTGCTGTACCATCACCACTTGGTATTATTGTTTTTATATATAGCGATGCTTCTATTGCTGTACTTAAATTAGTATTATCAAGAGTTAATATATATTCATTTACTTCTTCAATAGTTTTAGAAACAAAAAAGTTTACATCTTCTGTTGAAACTGCTTTGTTAGTTTCAAGTCCTCTTTTTATTCTAAGGTATTTTTGGTCATCTAATGAAGTTGTAACTAATTTTTTAACTGCTACTTCTAGTGAATCTACAATAGCCTTATCAAACCCTCCTACTAAATTATCATAGGTTACTTCTTTTCCATTTATAACAATACCACCTTGTTTTTTAGTAAACATATTTTCTAATATATTTAATGCTTCTACTGGATTTTCTGTATCTAAAGCACCTACTATTAATTCTGTAGCAACGTATTGCGATATTTTATTATCAAAAGTTGTAGTATTAAAAGCTCCATCTTCAGGTGACCATACCTCTGGATAGTTTCCTTGCATAACATCTTTTCTATATTGTAAAATGTTATTAATATTTTCAATCTTACTATCACCTAATGTTATTGTTTTTAATCCTTCACTAACATTAAATTCAAAATTAGCTTTTCTTAAAAGTGTTTGCTCATTTTCTATTTTAGTACTGTATTCTTCTAAAGATGCAATTCTCATATTGTTTAAATCTGTATTAAGCTTAATTGCTTTTTTACTATTTAAAAAATCTTCAAATTGTTGGTCATTATAACCAAAAGCTTTTTGTAAAGATTCATTGCTAAACATACCTCCAAAATCAAAACCTTCTTGTTTTAAAGATTCATAAAATAAATCTGGATCGGTATTTAAAATATCTAAATTATCTAATATTTTTGATTTACCAAGAGATATAATATTAGCTATAGCTTTATCTTGAGAGCTTGCATATTGTTTTGCTTCAAAGACTTTAAAAATTGATTCATTATCACTTTTAACTCTAGCATACATTTCAGGACCATACCCTTCTGCATATATTAAAAATTCATTTAGATTTTCTGTTCGTTGCCTTCTTCCATCTTCAGTATTTATTGCAGATAATGTTGTATCTATACTTTTAAATCTTTTGTATTCTGAATCAGACTCAAAACTAGATTGGGTAGAAATACTTTGCCTAACTTTTTGTTGTAAACTTTTACCAGCATTTGATACAGCAGAACCAAAATAATTTGCAGAAGCAGTCGAGCCTATATCACTTGTTCCAACACTAATGTTGCCTATTGAACTTGTTAAACTTGTTACTTTTTTTAAAGCCATTTATTTATCCTAGGGTAGTGTCTTATAGTCAATGCCACCACCAACTAAAGCTGTTCCAATTTCTAATAGTGATCCTTTTCTAGCCATGCTACCAGCTTGATACTGTGACTTGATAGATCTTATTTTTGAGTCTCTATTTAATAATGTATTAGTTTTTAATCTTTTAACATCAATAGCTGTTGTTCTTGATTGATCTTCTATAAATGCCATAGCAGATTCACCACCAGATGTACTTGCTAAGTTTAAAGCTGTGTTTTCATTTAGTGCTTGAATTGTTGCATTTTCAGTAGCTAATGCGTTTATTAAATCTATTTCGTTAGCTATTTTTAATTCTTGCGCTTTAGCTTTATGAGATTGTTGTGCTGCTTTACCAGATGTATAAGCTCCTAAAGCTTGTAACCCTGTGCTTGATCCAATTAATACTGCTGTTAATATATCTATTGCCATTATATAGTTACCTCACTACTTAATTGTAACACACCGCAAGAGTTTGGTAGCGTTTGTTTGATAACTATTGTTGGATCTTTAGAATAACCTAATACTCTAAAGTCTTGCCTACCAGTAACTCTTTTAGGATCTTGTTGTATTAACCCTGTTGCTGTTGTTCTGTTAAATAACTCTTTACCATTTACTGACATTGATAACGATCCTTCTGTTTCTACGTTTACTCTGGCTATTCTTCTTCTACCTCCAGTCAACGAACCTCCTGTGTAAGCATAGTCTACTGGCATAGTTTCTATGTTCAAGAAATATGAATACCCTATATATGCTCTATCAAAAACTTCACTTGTTTCATACTTTAAATTTAATGCAACTGGATCTAAAGTTCCTGTTGCTGATACAGTTTGAGTACCTCTGTAACTACCATCATCTTTTATAACATGAACAGTTCTGTTATGCCAATGACTAGGAATACCAGATATGGTTTGATTACTTGCAACAGTAACAGCAACAGCATCATCTAAGTAATTTTCTTTTGTTATATCTGACTCATCAAAGTTAGTAAATTTTTCTATTTGTGTTCCTAAACCTTCTCTTTGTGTAACCCAAAACAAATGTTCGTTTACAGATGATATTGATTTCACTCCTTTTAAATAACCGTTTTGTCCAGGAGTTTGATCTGTATTATCCCATAGTACCCATGAAGCTATGCTTTCACTTATAACAGTATGAAATACTCCAACAGTTCCGTCTGCGTTAACATAGTAAATAAACTCCTCTGGTCTTGTGTTAGAGCCATTAAAAGAGCTAGAGTCAATAGGGTTGTTAATAAGGTGACTAGAACGTATTGAAATGTCTGCTGGTACAAACGCATTTTGACCTGACGTTTCAACAGCTCGTATAGTCCTACCATTTCTTTGGACAAAAAAAGTATTACCATTACACATATAAGGAGATACTCTGGTTGATCCATAACTTGTTATCCTTTCTATTTGTATATTAGTTGGTGTTAATGGTGTACCAGCTTCTTGTAACACAACAAACTCACCACCGCTTGTAAAGATAGATAAACCTTTGTTAGATACAATATGGTTTATTTCATTAAGTTGGTCAGACGCTAATATAGTTTGTATTGAGTCATTTGATGCTCCAGTACCTACGTCAAAATTAAAGTAGTCACCAGATTGTGACGCAAATAAGGCATCAGGTTGACTGGTTGTACCACCAAACCATAATCTATTTTGATGAAACGTAATTGCTCTTGGAAATTTATTCCTAGTTCCAAAGGCTTGTTCCTTCCATGACCTAGAAGGAGGTAAGTCTGCACCAGTTATTTTAATACTAGCACCACCAAAGTCTCTTGATCCATTGCCGTTAGGGTTTGTATTAGCAGAAGTTCCTGTATACCCAGCTACTTCATTGTCAGCATTGTATGTGGCCCATCCTGATATAGCTCCACTACCAACAGCAAATCCTCCAGCTGCGGTATAAGATCCTGTAAAGAAAAATCCAAATGGACTAACAGTTTGGTTTGTAGTTGTTGTAGATTGAATCATAAACGCATCGTCATTAACAATACGACCTATTTGAAATGTACCATTTAATCCAGATCTATTAATAAGACCGGGTTCTCCAGCAAATCCTTCTAAAGATATTTTATCTCCAGCTGCAAATCCATGATTAACTAATGTTATCTCTACTGTATTTGTACCAGATATAGAACGAAAAGGATTAAGACCTAATTCAATTTCAAGTCTATCTTTAACTGTACCAGTTACTACAGTTCCGCTAGTATAAGCAGATATTAATATTTCCTTTCCATGCCATTGTATTGACTCGCCTACCCATTCTGATGTAAAAATAGATTCACTGGCAGTTAGTGTAATTGATCCAATATTGGAGCTAGGTAATATTGTTACGTCACTATCTGCCAGCTTTGTGTAAGGTTGATATGTTTCCTCATTGTTAGAAGAAACTTTGAATGTTAAAGCTTTAGCTGTAAAACTTGTAGCACTTGCTCTTTGTATTATAATAGGAGTAAATGTATTGTGACATATAATAAAAGTGTCTCCTTGCTGTGCAAAAGTAAACTCTCTTATATTAGAAGATGTTATAGGAAGTGTTGGTGTTGATGATCCTAGTGTATATGTAGTAACAGAAGATCCTACTTTTGTTGTAGCTCCAGTAGTATTGTTTATTTCATATACAGTTAGCTTACCTACTTCAAAACAAAACAAGTATTCTTGTGTTTCAGAAAATATAAAAGACTCTAACCTTACATCATCAACGTCTGAGGCTGATAGAGAGTCAACAAATAGTGTTCCTGGTCTGCGGAAGGCAGAGCCTTGCGAAGTTAAAACTGCGTTTCTAAGCTTAAGACAGCCACCTTCATACGATGGATCGTCAATTCTTGCTTTCATTCTGGGATCTAATTCGCCAGCAGTAAAATTAGTTTGAACAAATTTTATCTTTCCTTTAGCCATTAGAATTTCCTAGATAGTGTGCGTGTGTTACCTCTGAAAGTAGAAAATCTGTTAAGGTTAAGTCTTTCTGTTGTTGTTTGTTGTGAGTCTATATTTCTAGCAATCATATATTGTTGCTGTGCTTTTTGCTCAAAGAGTAAAGACTTGTTTTCATCTTCTGCTATTGCTCCAGAAAATACAGAAGCTAAATGAAACTGTAAGCCAAGTATATAATATGGAGGAAATTCTGTTGTGTCTGGTCTATAAGTGTATTCACCTATAACAATATCGTTTGTATTTGCATTACAAAATATTTTCTTTGTAAATATATCGTAGTCTATTTGCTGTCCGTTGACAGCTATACCATGTATTATTAATGATTCTGTTGGTATTTGATATGCTGATGCATATTTGTTTTCATCTACAGGAACGTCTGTTAGTCTTGATAGTTGTGCAATATTACTAGCAAATCTCCAACGAGTTTGAGTTAAGGAGGACCTAACTATATCTTCGTATAGGTTTGTAGCTACTTGTGATTCTGTTGTTGTTCCTGAAAAAGACGAAATAGGCTCTGCGCCTATCAATACTAATGCTCTTGATGCAATGTCTATGTCGCTTGTTGAAGCTGTTGATGCCATTTATTTCAAATAAAGGGAGGGCGCAATCGCTACCCTCCCTAAATCCTTTAAGTTATGCTAACGCAGCAGTCGTTACAGTTGCATTACCAGATGTTGAAGATACAGTAAGTACGTCAACAGCGGCAGTGCCACCTGTTGCTGAAACAGTTAAAATTATATCAAACTGTTTAAGCTCATTAGTAGCGTTGTTAAAATAACCAGAGCCGGAAATAGTACCTACAGCATCCGTAGATTTGTAGTACCATATTGCTGGTGAAGAGCCACCGACTTTTTTTAATTCACTAAGTGTTAAAGCCATGTTCTATTCTCCTTAAGCTGTTTCGTCAATGGTTACTTTATATATGCCAGAAGTGTCGACAGCGACAGCTCCCATAGACATATATGAGGTAACAAGGTTACTAACTTTTTCAGGTATGTAATTAACTTCTGTTCTTACATCTGAGCCTGTTGCTACACCGATAGCAGATTTGTGGTATGCAAAGCAATCTCTGTTATTACCAGTCTTAGGTAATGCAGAGTGTAGCATCCAGTTAAATCCTAGCCATGATTTAGCAGTTACGCCAGATGGGAACGGAAGTTGACCTGGGCCAATGTAGTCCATATTTGCAAACTCATTAATCGCAAGCAAGTCAGACCAACCTTCTGGTGATACAACAAAATATCTTTGTCCATCATCAGGAATGTCAGCTTCGTTCATACCAACAAATGTTTGTAGAACTTTTGCTTTTGTTAATCCAGCAGATCCATGTGCTATGGAATTGCCAGCGCCACCTAAAGCTGTAATGATGATGTCATCAGTCTTACGACCTAGAGCTGCTGCTGCATTTGTTGCAACAACTTGTCTTTCATCAATGTTAGTTTTAAGTAGGTCGAGTGTGTCAATGTAATCAGCTGCATAAAAATCTGTTAATGATACATCTACATTAGTATGTGTGATGTCCATGCTAGATATTTCAGCGTGACGAGACTTAGTAACAGCAGTTCCTTTGCCTACTTTTTGAAAGCGTGCAGTAGAACCAGTTACATTATTGACTTGTCTTGTAGTATTCTTAAGTTTAGCACCCTGTCTTTGGTAAGCAAGATGAACTTCACTTTCGAATTGCGTTATAAACGCTTGGTCAATGGTTAATGCCATTAATCTTCTCCTAGTTTAAAGTTAAATTATACATCCTGTTATCCGTGAGTGCTGGGTACAATTATCCTAATAGGGTTGTCCATATACTTTTGGGCAGTTAAGCTCAATGAATAACATTATCTTTAGGGTTACAACGCACAAAGTATATATGGTCCGTACTATATGGTGGCTCTGTAAAGTCTAGTATGTCAAAGCCAGCAAATTTAAGAAACTTTTTAATACCTTGCCTTTTAGAATCTGCAATATTAAATAACAAATCATAGTGTGAGTTAAAGATTTCTACCCACTTTAAAGACTCTCTTAGTATTGTAAACTTATCTAGCCTTGATACATCTTTAGCCATTAACATCCATACTCTACCAGATGTTTGAAACATTTTGCCTAGTATAACAGGAGGGTTTTCTTTATGAACACCCCACATACATAACGGTACATCGTTTCTAGTAGCCATCCAACAAACATCTTGGTCTGTTTTTATGAGTGCTTGCATACAAGCTTCTTGTGGACTGCACCCAAACAACTCACATTCAACAATATCTTCTTCACATAAATTATCAGCAAGATCCATAACCATTTCAACATCTGGTTGTTGTATTTTAATTCCCATCAGCTAAACTTTGGAATCCTCTTTCTATCTCATCTATGTAACTTTGATCTCTACGTTGTGGATCATGGTATCTAGGATCTTGCATCTTAGCCCGCAAGTCAGCTATCGTTAGTTTACCAGTACCCTTATCTATTTTATCAACACCAGATATAGATGTCTTATTCATATTCATTACTTTCTCTAAGAATCTAACACCTTCTGCACTAGCACCAATATCTACAGCTATTCTTTGCTCATCTTCTGTAAGATTTTTAGTAGCCCAGCCAGTTACACTATCTATTCTTGCTTGTGCATTTTCACCTAGTTTGGCTATTTCTGCATTTAGGTCTACTTCTTCAACTCCAGAATCAGCAAACTGTTTAATGCCTTCGTGAAATTGCTCATCACTAAAACCAGATTCAAAACTTGTTTTCTTCCACCAGTCTAGTAAAGGATTGCTTAGTATTTCTTCTTGAGTAAAGCCTTCAATCTCCGGTACTGTATATGAATCTTCATCTGCTGGTCTGTCTTTCATTTGCTCTGCTTTAAGCTCACCAACTAATTCTTCTTTCCAGTCATCTTTACTTTTACCAATCTTAGATTCTAATTCTTTATAGGACTTAGCTAAGTCTTCTATCTTAACTACACCATTATCTATAAATTTTTCTGGTATACCATCAGGTAAAGGCGGAGTCTGAGTTTCGTTTGGTGCAAGTGTGGGAGGATGATCCCCAGACTCCTCTGCAACAGGGGTTGCATTTACATCTACGAGTGATTCTTCTGACATTATTTCTCTCCTTGTTTAAGAGTTTCATATTGTCTAATTCTTGTTTCTAATATAGCAACAACAAACCTTGCTCCTTCGTTATGGAACAAGTGATTTGCCTGTATATCAGGACCAGATACTCTTTCTGTTGTAATAGATTTAAGATACTTTAAAGTTTCTATTCCAGCTTGTGTATTAAATGTGGTAACGATTAAATCGTTAAGATGTTTTTCTTCTTCTGGTGTTCTCTCGTAACCGTCAGGTCCGAGGATCTTCTTCTTCGTTTGTGGCATTTGGTATAGCTCCCATTTGTTGCGCTTGTTGCATTATTTGTTGACGATCAGCATCAGTCATAAGTAAATCTTCTGGTACAGAAAACTTCTTAGCAAGGAACTTAGCAACTTCATTCCCTTTGACTAACATTGGTAACATTTGTGGACCAAATCTAGCCATAACTAATTCTAAAAAACGATCTACGGAAGCTATATCTGTTTGCATCTGTGCTTGTGCAAGCGGTGATATACTTACTACTTTAACTTCTCTTCCGTTTACTTGTGGTACTTCGATCCTACCTTGTTTCTTAAGGATGTATATAACTCTTCGTAAGATTGGAGTGACCAATTCGGCTTGTAATCTACCAAAGGCAGATCCAATTCTTCGTGATAGGTCTGCCATTCTTTCTGCAACTTCTGTTGCACTGGCTGGTGTTCTGTTTGGATCACCCAACATATCATTATATAAAGCTCTTTTAATATTACTACGCATATCTGAAAGTATAAGCTCAGATACTCTAAAATCACCAGCAGACTGTATAGGTTGAAGCCCAGCCGAACCTGGTGCTTTTGGTATAACCGTACCCGGTAGTAATTGTATTGTATCTGTATTAACAATACCATCATCTTCCAACTGATATATACCTGAGATAGCCATCTGGGCATTTTCTAAAATCATTTCTACTGTTAGGTTAGTGGTTTTAATTGCAGCCATTGCGTTCATTAAAGGCCCACGCCCATATGTTTCACCAGCACATTTACCCCATCTAAAACAAATATAAGGATTAGATCCTACTCCGTCAAATGTTCTATGTACTATTTTCTTTTTATCTGATTCAGATATAACGCAGAAATGATTACGTTCATCAGGTAATACATCATAATCTCTGTATACAGTTTCTATATATGCTTTTTTTCTGTCAGGATTCTCTGTCATATCCTTTAACATTTGAGGTGTTAGCTCTGCATCAGGGTATGCAATTAGAATATCTTTACAGCGTATTAGTCTTTTCCTATAAACCGTATCAATATCGTCTTTAGGTCCTGTATCCATGCATACATGAGGGAGCGGAACTGCTGTAAACGTAACTGGGTTAAGGGCATCGCCTTCTTCAATAAGTAAACAACCTGTTCCCACAGCCAAATCAAGAAAGCTTTCGTGTACTTCTTGATTAAAGTTACTGTTTTGCAGAACTTCAAATACATACTCTGTAACATCGTCAAGAGCTTTGTTAACATCTAATTTCTCCTCATTATCAACTTCTCCTCCAGCAACTAAGTCAGCCCATCTGGCAAAGTTTGGAACAATCCCAGCTTGCAGTCTTGATGCAAACTCTTGCACACCAACCACAGCTGTTTCGTCAAATATTTTATCTGTTCTATTAGCACCAGGATTTTCTGAAAAGAAACTTTCTCTTTGTGGTAGTGCATACTCATAACATTCTTCAAATGTAGATACCCATAAAGATTTATTACCTTCAGCAGTTTTGTAACGCTCAAGTATTCTCTTTACGTCATCGCCTTTATCAGCCATGCTACTTACCTAGAGGATAACCCCTACCTCCACCTGATCCTGTTAATAAAGATCGCCTACCAAAGCCAGACTGTAGTAGTTTTGCTGCTTCTGTTTGCTCACCTTTAAGTCTAGTGCGTTCATCAAGTTCTGATTTTAATTGTCCAGCTCTTGCTGCTTTTGCATCTTGACTTTCTTTAGGTGGCTTTGGTACTTTTAAACACATAATTCCATCCTTACGCCATTGGTAAATGTAATTGTTTCAATAACAACGCACATTATATTATTTCTTCCAACCTTTTTGCATCAAAGAGTATGCTTTCTTACTAATAGTAGACTTCTTCTTTGACCTAGAGATACCTTTCTTCTGTCGCTTTCTTATGTTTGCTAATAAACTCATGTTACCATTTCACCTTGTTTGCCCAGTATGCTGCTGATAGCACACCTTTTTTAATATTTTTCATATGTCTTGCTTTAAATGAACGAGATCTTGAAGTATTATCTTTGTCACCACTTACACCTTGTTGTCCAAACCTAATAGTCTTTATAGTGTCACCAGATTTAGCAACAACTACATGGGATTTTGTTTTATGACTAGGAGTTTTCTTAGGTTTGTTGTACCCACTTAACCCTAATCTTTCTAACAATGACTTACTCATTAAAACTTACTCCAAAAATTTCTTTCTTTCTTCTTTGGTTTCTTCCTATCAAAAGGATTAAAAGAAGTATTAACTTGAAACGCTTTCTGTTGCAAGTTTCCGTGTGTAATACCTCTACCTTCTCCTGATCCTAACATAAGATACTGTAAAGCGTCATGCACATGACTAAATCTATTTTTATTTGGTGACTCATGGTAGCGTTCTTGCCCTGTTACTTGCATCCTTTTGTAGTGATACCCACCTTCAAAGCCAGCTATTAGTTCCTTACATCTCTTGTCTATAATGACACCAGAGTTTCCTTCTAACATTCTAGTAAGTCCTACATTTACAGACTCAAGCCTTAATGATACGTCATTACTAGGTGCTGGATAGACCTGAACGCCAGCTCCTCGCATAATCTGGAAGGGTGTGCTCTCATCTGTCTGCGCTCTGAAGTCACCAGCTGGATCTCCCCACATTTGCAAGTCACATCCTTGATAATTCTGTGCAATATCCTGTCGTAATAGCTCGGCAAACCTAACAATACCCATGTCTATACACACTATTTCTTTAAGTATGTGCCACCTCCCACGAATTTTTTGGGCGAATACGGCAGCTGGTGTCAATCCAAAGTCCATACCTACATAGACTGTTTGACCATTTGCAACTGGTATATATTCCTCCGCAACGTGGGTAGACTTGTTAAAATCTGGGTATACAGGCTTGCCATCATCCAATCTACCTAGCTTATTCATTACATATATATCAATCCAAGAACGAGTCTTACCATTTACTACATTCTTGTAGTAGTCTGGGGTTATATGTTTCTTGTTCTCGGCAAGTGAATTACTTTTATATCCTACAATTTCGTGTTGTTCGTTCTTGTCTTCTAGCATTCCCGGTGGTTGATTCCAAAATACCCAGTTATCAGGCTTGACTAACATCAATGCTTCTTCTCTACTAATGTGTTCTGGTACTAAAGTATCGCCAGCCATGATGGGCCACCAGTGATCTTCCTCTGGAGCGTTGGTATCACAGATAACTCCGTACCAACTCGGTCCTCCCTCCCTCATTGAGGGGTATCTGCCTACTCTCATGGTACACGCATCTATAATAGACTTGGGAATCTCTCTTGCTTCGTTAACCCAGATACCAGTTAGCTCTAATGACAGCAGTTTCTTTACATCTTCTGGGCGATCTAGTGCTAAAAAAATAATTTCAGCGTCTATATCCCCTTTCTTTATGTGGTGAGTAAAGGGTACAGACCATCTAAACCTACCCCAGTCATTCTCTGGAAACCAATCTATCCAAGTCTTAATGGTAGTTGTCCTTAATTGTGGGTTGGTATTCCTTATAACTGCCCATCTTGATTTGCGTACACCATCTTCATTAGGCTTTTGTAGCAAACATCTCCTGAATATCTCAATACAACAGGCAACAGACTTACCGCTACCAACAGGACCACGCAATCCTCTAAAGAAGCTATCATCCTTCATAAACTTTTTAAGAGTTGCACCATCGGGTTTGTACTTAAGTTGCATCTAAGCTCTCATAACAGGCTAGGCAAGTAAAATCATCTAACATATTGATGACGTATTTATCAGTACGCCTTAGACTTCTTTGACATTGCACGCAGTGTGCTAAGCTTTCTTCTACCCTTGGGCGGTACAGCTGTTGATTTCTTTTTACCATTACTTTTCTTCTGTGTATAAGCCAATTCTTCCTTCAAACTCCTGATCTACAAAATATTTTAAAAACCTTTGTTCAAACAAAAAGGAATGTATATCCTTATCATTCGCATATAAACCCATCCTACCATCATCAAACTCAACAATGCAAGTGATACCAACTATATTCTTACTTTTGGTACTTAAAAATTTAATAACACTAGCAGAAGTCTTAGGCCCATCAGGACTAAACTCTATATGTACTATGTTGTCTGGATCTTCTTCATCAGTCATAACGAACCTTTTTAAAAAATAATGTTAGTAAAGGTGAAGTAACATAACATCACGCTTGAGTTTTAACCCCCCCCTACGTTAAATCAATACTAATCTTTATATCACTATCAAGCCTAATATCGGCTCTATCTGGTGCTTTAAATCCAGCACGGTCTAATAAATCCCTGGATGCTTCAAGCTGAACATACTCTGACTTAGCTCCGCCAGATAGAGACACTAACTTCTGAACAGCTTTAGCAGAGCCTAGACCAATAGCTTCTGCAGTACCTTTGAGTAAGGCTTGCTGTATGTGTGGAAGCTTAACCAATTTA